GACCCCCCAGAGTAGCTTCGAGCTGCAAGGGCCATGGGTACCAAAAATAAGGAGTTCACCTTTCAAAACAACAGGAAGCTTTGCCTGTCAAAAAGCAAGCAGGAGACAACCTGTACCAAAAACGCTCTTACTACGATTAGTCGTAGTAAACACTTTGAAATGTACGATTATTATCGTTATCGAGAAGTATTAGATTCTTTGAGGCGGAAGAGAATCGAGATCTCTCGTCAGATTTGCGCATCTGAGGAGGATATAGATGAAGAGTTTTTAGAGTATCAAACTCTCAAGTTCTTGACGCATGAGTACAACTATGTTAAACATCAGCGTTATGTACCGGCGAGATATCCAGGTCGGCGGGATATGATATCTATAAACCTTATGTCTAATTATGTAAGACGAGATATTGTCTTACAACAAATACCACAGTACTGGTATAAATTTCGGTCTAGTTTAGATCGAATTGATTATATTCAAGTGTATGATACGGATTATGATGCCCATTTTGGTTATCATGAAGATGCATTCAGTACAACACTTGATGCTATCAAGAATATCTCTCGAGGAGCAGTTAATAGTGTTCCCGAGAGAAATAATGAGGACACACAGGATGGACCTGGAGATGTTCCTCGAACTGCAACGCCTAAACGACGTAGGCGTAAGAAACCCGTTTCAAAGAAGACTTTACAAGAGGCTAAGAAGATTCTTAGAGGCGCTGCTAGATTTAAATATATGTCTAAAGAAGCAGCAGAAGAAGCTCTTGGCGGTCTTGAACCTTCTGAAGAAGAAGAGTCTGATAATGAAACAATTGTTGATGAAGATGAGGAGGTAGAACAATCAAGTGGTGTAAGCTATAAGGACCGTATAGCTGAGCAATTTCAATTTGCTAAAGACCAGATGATTAAGATGCTTGACGAAAGAGAAGCTAATGGTGTCGAAATTAGATACGCAATGAATGTATTTAATGTACTATTAGCAGGGTACTACTGTACGGATGGGAATATCCCGGTATTAGCTAGAGCCCAG